TTGTCAATAGGAACGAACTCTGCGCACGGACGTTTTTTCTTTTCGTCGTACCACATCTTCATAAACTGTGAACCACCTAATGGTAATTGTGTGAGCAATTGTTCTGTTTCGTCTTTGAACTCTTCAATTTGCTCTGTCAACTGCCAATTCATGTAGTCGCGTTTGCGTTCTGCTATGTCTTGTTTCTCAGGTGTAGATTCACCTAAGATTTTTGTTCTTGTTGGACCATCAGGTGGAAACAACTCTTTGATAGCGGACGCCGCGAAGTCTACGCAAGCTTCAGCCATAACAGGGTGAACTACTTTGGAAGCACCAAAGAACATCGCACCGCCTGGTGCGTCATCACCTAAACCTGTACGACGGATACCTTCTTCGTATTGTTTATCTCTTTTCTCTCGAGCTTCTTTATCTTTCTTGATGAGATCAAGGTAACGCATACTAATCTTCTCAAGATCATAAAGATTAACTGTCTCAGCTAAGTTAGAGTAAAAGTCTTCGTCTTCAGAAGGACCTTTGTATTCTTCTAAATTAACAATAGCTGATCCATCTTCAAGTTCTTCTACACCATCATCAAACTGCATGAGGTCAATCTCAGCTCCACCGTCAGGTGTTTCTGTTACTTGGCTTGCAGGGTCAGGAATTCCTTGTATATTGCGACCGAATTCAGGGTCAATGGGCATCTCAGCCATAACGTCTCCTCATGTTTTCTAGTTTGTACTCTTGGTTTAAGTTAATAGAACCACCCTCAGCTTTTTTAGGTGGAGTTAAATATTTTTCTCTGATGTGATTAAGAATGTCGTCTTTATCCACATAGTTCTTATTTTGTCGCGCAAAATCTCTTGCGACTTCTTTAAATAAATCGTATTTATGTTCTTCTTGCATTTCAATACTAAACTGATCTTCGGGATCTATTCCATATTCAGCATTTCGTTTTTTTACAGCTTTCTCTACTTCAGGATGAAAGTGAATGTCTTTTGATACTAATCCACTGTCAGCAATATTTTGCACACCCATTAAGTTTGTATGGTCTAACTCAAACACCTCAACAATCTCGTGTTTAGTTGGGTTGTTTTTAATAAAGTCTGAAATATAGCTTTGGTATCCTTCTTCAGGGCGTTTGTTTTTTCTACCCTTGACTTGATGAATCTCCATGTAGCTTGGTGGTTCAACAGGATTAATGCCAAGCTTTCTCATTTCCTTGGTCATTTCTTTTACATAATCTTGCTCGGTCATTCGGTATCCATATTTATGGTCATTATCTAAAGACCTCATATTAAAATCATATTCTTTGAGCCTAGGGTTGCTGTTGATAGCGTCCATGTTTGCGTTTCTCCACAAAGTCATACTAAATTGTGGTCGTGCTTCAATCGTGACGTATGACTTACCATCGGGTCCACGCAATGAATATATTTTCTTTTCTCCACTTTCAACTTCAGGGCAATAATCACCGACACAGTGAGCCATCACTTCACCTTCTGACTTTAAAGCTAATTCTGTTCTCTTTGGATCTGTTTCATGTTTAAGTTCTACCCATTTGTATCCATCGTCGTATTCTTTAGGGATTGGCATACCTTCTATAGATGAGGCATTAGCCTTAGCCATTGCTTTAGCTTTTTCTGCGTCATGCTCTGCGGTTCTGCGGATAGCTTTCTCCATAGACATTTGATTAAGTTGTTCAGGTTTTAATTTGCCTGAGCGTAAGTCTCCCATAAGAACATCGGTCATATGATCAAGACCTAATTTATTTGTGATTGCAGGGTTTAATCCATAAACAGTTTCGTCAGGTATTTGATTAATTAACTGAAGCGCTTCTAAATCTTGTTTGCTATAAACGGGAAGGTCATGTTCTGTGCGAAGTACTGAAGCTAAGAATTTGTCAGACGCCTCACTAGGTGGTAAATCTTTATTCCTTTGTAGGATGTCTTTTATTTCACTAGATTTTACGGGATTAAATATAGAATCAACTGCATATTCCCAATCCTTACCTTTTTCTGTTGTAGCAATACCCTTAGGATCTTTGCCTGCAAACTTACGTTTCATAGCTATGGTGTACTTAGTATCACCCGATTGTGGTGGTGTAAAGTTGTAATCTACGCCTGACTCAATTGTTTTAAGTATTGGGTCGGCTTCAGTTCCTGCTTGATTGCGAATGTACTTTTTAACTTTAGTGTCAATCCATTGATTAAGTGCTACAGCGTTAGCGTCTTTTGGTAATTCTGCTGCTACCGCAGAAAACGTAGCGCCAGGTCTTTCATTTCTTTTTATTGCTATCAACTCATCATCTAAAGCTTTCTCACCGCCGACTAGCATACCGCCTTGGTCTTTAATAATGTTTTGGCGTGGGTTCATTACGTTGCGACCGATGAATCCTCTACCTGTTTGTACTTGCTCAGCTAATCCTTCGCCGATAAACTTACCTACTTTTTTAATGCCACGTCCTGCGCCTGTTACTGAATAAGAAAGTGGGTCACCAAGTACTTCGCCTGCAAACTGTTGTTCACCTGTAGTGAATGGAAGTATCTTTGCACCTACAGGGGATTCTGTAATAGCTTGGTCAGGTAATAATGAAATGGGTTTGAGCTCAGGAAACTTTTTACCTGTAATACCTTCGTATCTTGCTTTCTCCATCGGCGCGGCATACTTGCCATAACCTTGTACGACATCACCAATAGTTCCTGCGCGTGACAATGTTTCTTTGGCACTGCGTAAGATATTACCAACACCTTCAGTAATTCCTTTTGCACCTGACTTGAGAATGTCACTACCAAGTGTTTTGCGTTGTTCTTTAAGTTGTTCGCCATATTCTTCTGCGTCGTCAGCTACTGTACCGCCTTCTGCGTAACCTTCCTTGTACATGCGTTCAAGCATCTCGTCTGTAATCTTCTCTGACGGAGAATAACCGCGCGTGAGGTCGTAGTATGTTGGGAGTCTTCCTGTTCTCTCTGTAAAGTCTTTGGTAAAGTTTTTAAGTACGATACCTTGTGGAGCAGGAGCGAATGCTTCGGATTCTTTTTTGCCACTTAATGAATAATGGAATGCAGGGTGAAGCTCAGGTCTTTCTTCAATGTTACCTGATAAAGAAAATAGTCTGTCACCGATGTCACCTGTCTTTGCTTCTAGTAATAGCGGGTCAGTGGTTTCTTTAATAACTTGTGGGTAGTCAATGATTGATCCCTTTTTACCGCCGACACCTTTGCCTGCAAGTATGTCAGCAATGAATGCGCGTTGATGGAATGTTTGCGCATGCTGATTAAACTCAGGTGATAGGATGTCTACGTCTTCAGGAAAGAATGACTTACCTGTCTTTGGATCTTTGATATTAGATAAGCGTTTGTTAATGGTTGCATGTAGTTCGGGCGTAAGCTTGTCTTCCTCTACAGCTTTCTGAAAGCGATCCATGATTCTGTCGAATACGACTTTGTTTGATCTATGTTGTTCGGGTGAGCCAATAAGGTTTGCGAATACAGCTTCTTCAGGATTGCGTGCCATAGAACCTACGAGAGTCTTTGCCACACCAGGTGATTGGACTGCCCATGCGATGTCTTTATATTTAGCGGGATCAATACCTGCTAACTCAACATAGCCTGGTCCACCGAGTAATCCTTGGTCGTAGTCAAGTGCGGTACGATCTGCTTGCGTAATGTATAGGCGTTTGCCTACATGAGGATTCAATGCCTCTGACATACGAGGTGCTTTCTTGGCTATTGCTTCAACACCCTTCTCAGCGATTTTCTTTAGTACGCCCATTACGTTCCTTGATACGTTTCATTACAGCTTTGCGTTCGCTTGGTGTGTAATCTAACCAACTTGCTATCTCGTCCTCTGTTCTTTTGCATGTCTTGCATATTTGTTTCTTAATGTCTAAGTCACATATGTTCTTACACGGAGTAAGGATTGACTCTCTCTTTGTATTCATAAGCGTCTGCGTAATCTTCCGATGGGTCATAAGGTCTCGGGTCAATCTCTAACATGCCTGCGTCTCTTAGATACCGAAGCGCCTGCGTACACGCGTCCACATAGTCGTCATGAGTAGCTTCAGGAAATGAGCAGATCTGTGATACGAAGCCTTCAGCCCAATCACGCACATATCCTCGACGTACTGACGATTCGGGAATCCACACTCTTCCATGAGCGATAATGTTTGCGACAATGGAAAGTCGTTGCACTTTGTCGGCTCGACCAGGATTGTAAGCTCGCACAGGTAAATGTGCCCGTTGCATATCTTGTATGAGACTGATTCCACTCGCCTTATCTTCGACAAGTATGAGATCAACTCGCTTACCTTTGACAAACTCTCCTGTGTCGGACTCGCTATCCGCACCATAACTAACTTCATACTCTTCCTGCACTTTCTTTCTTAGGTCAGGATACTGCATGCGTTCTTGCCATGCGTCTATCAACATCACTGACATTGGACCGTCCGTTGGTTTAAATACACCGAAGACTAAGCACGCTGTTGGGTCATTGATAGTCTTCTCTGTGTATGCGCAATCGTAACTCTGTATGATGTATTCAAATTTAGGGAATGGTTTCTTCGCGTCCCATAACTTAAACATATCTCTTTTAACAATGCCACCCTCTTCAGGGTCAATCAGTTCGGCATAGATCTCTTGTCGACCTAGCTTTGTTCCTTCGTACTGCAAGATCTGCTGTTGAAAGCTTGGTGCTAAGTTGTCTATGTTCGCGTACGTTGACGCGGTTGTCATAACGACTTCATTCGATCCATCGTCAGACCGTCCTACTAAGTCAACAATCAAGTCTTTAGGACGTGGTGTCGTTGACGCAATGATCCTTGTCTCTTTACCTAACCGCACTGAGAACTGAATCATGTCCCATGCTTCTTGTAAGTAATCCCAAGCCGCCAACTCATCTAGCCATGCTCCGTGATACTGTCCACCGCGGAAGCGATCAGGTTCTGACGCTGATATGCCTTTGATCAATGAGCCGTTTGTCAGCTTGATCTCGAGCAATGACTTGTTGTAGTCAGCAATAAGGATCTCAGGTATCACGTTAAGCAATCCTGACTCACCTTCGATACATGTACCGCGTACATCCATGGCTGTCGGTGCGGATACTAACCATCGTGTGTTAGGCTGTTCCCAAGCCCACCATCCTATCTGCTCAGCAGACGTTCTAGTCTTCCCCGCACCTCGACCACCTAATAGTAACCATATCGCCCAATCACCGTGTGGAAGTATTTGGTGATCATGCGCTTGCGTTAACCACTTCATGCGCCATGCTATCGCTATCTGTTTAGCAATGGGTAATGATTTAAACTGCGCTTCTACTTCTTTGTCTTTAAGTAAGTCAACAACATCATTCATCAAATATCTTTACGACCTCTCCTGTCGATTTATCTAACTCGTAACCTACGAGCTTTCTTATCTTTGCGTACTGCTTCTCATCAAGCTGTCCATCATCTAGCTCGTATGACTTAATCTCTTCTTTGAGCTTGATAGTTAAAAACGCGTCTTCCTTGCGCTTCTCAAAACTCATTTATCAAAATGGTCTGCAACAATAAAGTAAATAAACCCTGCGAGGATTAATCCACCTAATATGTAAAAGCCGTTTATAAGGTCGGTCATTTGGCCTGTCTCTTTAGTTCGAGGTTCTTAATCATTTCGTCAAAGATGTTGACATTGATGTTGATCGCGTCTGATTCGTTGTCACCAACGTGTGCGATCCTGTCTGAATACTTCTTAGGTTTAAGCTTCGCGGCCACCCACTTCCTTGCGTCCACTCTATTCTTTTGCCATTGAACGTACGCTGAGTCATAACGAGTCTTACCTTTGTCATCAACGATCTGTTGTGGTAGCTCATCACTGATTGCGTGAATCTCGTCGGCCAATGTGTCGGCTTGGTCTTCCCTCGCGCGCGCATATATCTCCGCAAATTCTTTGTGGCGTAGCAACCACTCGTACACCGCAGTCTTCTTCGGCATCTTCGCATCGCTACAAATCTTTACCAAACTCTCACCGTCAGCAATCCTA